GGAGTTTGAGAATGCCTAATCCAGCCGTTGCCGTTATTGGAGGCGTTACCTCGTTAGGTGGCGCTTATCTGCAATCACGAGCCGCTAAAGATGCCGCAAGTATGCAAGCAGCTGCCGCTAATCGCGCTATGGACCAAGAACGAGCCATGTATGAACAAGGCAGAGAAGATTTGGCCCCATACAGAGAGCAAGGATATACCGCCCTTAAAGACATTGAGCGGATGAAGCCGTTTTTAACTTCACAGTTTGGACCAGAACAATTTGGGCAATATTTAGACCCTAGCATGGCATTTCGCCAGCGCTTGGGAACTCAGGCTACCGAGCGTTTAGCCAATATTGGCGGCGGGGCAATAAGCGGTAACACATTACGCGCCCTGACTGATTATGGTCAAAATCTAGCATCTACTGAGTACGGCAACGCATTTAATCGATTCCAAACCGAACGGGGTAATATTTATAACACCTTAGCCAATATTGCTGGCATGGGTCAAAATGCGGTTAATACAGGTGTCAATGCAGGTCAAAACTATGCAGCTAGTACAACTGGATTAATTACTGGTCAAGCCGCAGCTAATGCAGCAGGAACTGTAGGTTCTGCAAATGCATACGCAGGCGCTCTTGGAAATGTGGGCAACTTAGCGTTTTTAAATTCATTTATGAGACCACAAGGCTCCCCAGCCGCAGTAACACAACCTGGCATGGGCGGCTATGGCAATTACTCAACAATGAATCAAGATTTTGGTAATTTTAGCGGGGCTCGGTTACCGGTTAGCGGACCAGCATAGTTAATTAGGAAAGAAAACATTAATCATGGCAATTAATATAAAACCAGACATTTCATTAAGTGCTAAACCACCGGCAACTATGACATTGCCAGAAATGATAGGTTTAGCCCGTAGTGCGCAAGCATATCAACGGGAACAAGAGATATTTCCTGAATTGGTCCAGCAATCTAAAATTCAAACACAACAATCTCAATTTACTTTGGACAAAGACCAGACTGCGGTTGCTATGTCTTTGCTTGGTGGATTTAGAAATGATCCAAGAATTGAAAGCGGAGATCAAGCCCAAGCATTAAATGCAATGGAAGAAATACGATCAAAAGCATTGTCTTTAGGAATTCCACAACCAAAAGTTGACGCTACAATGCGCATGGGATTTTTAATTGCGGAACGCAATCCAACAAAACTTGGCCAATACTTTGACAATGTAATCCAATCTCAGATTGGACCAACTGGCCAGCAACAATTACAAACTCCTGAATTAACCACATCTGGTGGCCAAATTGGTTTATTCCGCAAAGGACCGGGCACAATAACACAACCAAAAGTTATACAAACACAAGAAGCACCATCCGCACCTCCTCCAGCAGTTGCGCCCGCCCCAGCAGCAGCCCCAGCAGCAGCGCCACAGGTTGGAACTGCGCCCAAAGGGGTTACCAGCGCTGATATGGTTGCAAGCAGAAATGACCCTGGCTTTGCTTTGCCATACCCAGTACGCAGAGCAGGTGATATTCGCCCATTCGCTCCTGGCGAAGAAGCAGCAACTGTTGAGGGTCAAGCCTATATTAAAAACCTATCAGCCGTTGGATCAACTGCGCCAACAGGTCTTGATCGCGTTGATAGAGTGTTGCAAACTATTAGCAAAATTGAATCTAGTAGGGATTTTAAAGCTGGTAAGCCTGGCGAGTTGGAAGCTAAATTAAGAGCAGCCATTGGCGATGCAGATTACAAATTATTGTCTAAAGAAATTGCTGACCTTGTCATTGCAACTAATCAAGCTATTGGTGGCAAGACCGATGCAACAACCGCTTTGGTATCCCAAGCAACAGGTAACGAGGTATACCCGCCTGAAATATTAAAAAATATAGCAACCAAATTGCGTGGAGAGGCTTACGGCGCAATGTTGGAGGCAAAAGGCGCAAACAAGTTCTTACAACTTGGATTAAATGAAGCTAACCTCCCAAGGGGTTATAAAGCCGCGTGGGACGACAATAAAGATGTTAGGGTATATGAAGCAATGGCAATATTTGCGTCAGACAGACTAACGCCTCAAGAAAAAATAACTGCTTACAATAAGATTAAACCGACCAATTTAGAGGCATTAAATGAGTTTGAGCGCAAGGCTCGAAATATTGAAAGTCTTGCTAATACCGGTACTTTGCCAAGGCAAAAACGATGAGCGATCCATATGTCCATGAAAATCTAAGTGCGGATGCTAGGACTAGAGCGCTAGATATTGCTCGCTCTATGTCAACCGCCAACACCCCATTTAATACTGGTCCATTAGAAAGAGTGCTATCTAATCCAGCCGAGTTTAATAATTTACCAATTACTAGCCGCCGAGCATTTTTTGAGCGCATAGGCGTACAACCCGCTATGGCAGCCACAGAATCTAAGGGCGGTATTGGATTTGGCAGCCTATTTGATGCCATAAACACTACCAAACAAGAATATCAAAAAGAACAAAAAGCCGAACCAGCCAAACCTGCTGGGCCAGCAACTGATTTATTTGGTGCTTTAAGCGCTACCAAACAAGAATACGAAAAACAAAAAAACACCCAAGCTATGGGTGATATAACGCAAGAGGCAAAACTAAGAGAAACCTTGGTTGCTGGCGTTCCAGAGGTTGTAAAGAAAGACGCATCTGGGCGCGTTATTGAAGAACCCCAACCACGCAAAGTGCGCAATGTTAGGGAATTCTTAATGGAAGCCCCTGTAGAAACCGCATTAACCCTAGCTACGGGCGCGGTAACTGCCCCATTTGCCGCTGCGGAACAATTGGGTTCTGACATCTACGGAAAGATAACTGGCAAACCTAATGTTGGCCAAGATGTATTTAAAGCAAGAATGAAAGCCGGTACTTATGTACCCCGTACAGAGTCTGGTAAGGAAATGGTAGAAACGGTTGGCAAGGCATTTGAGGCTACAAAACTGCCACCAGTATTAGCCCCAGAGTTAACTGCCGTAACCGCTGCGGGTCGATTGCCCCCTCCTAAGCCAGAGGGCAAGCCAAAGATGTCGGTTAAGGAGTACGAAAATGTTAGGGCGGTTGTTGAGGGAACGGCTCCTCAATTTAAACAAGACCCCGCCGCATTGCCAGGATTAGCAAGTGTTGGCGCAGCTGGTCGGCGTGACCCTGTAGCAATTAGGGCAGCCATTGATGCCTTACCAGCAGAGTTGCAAAATGAAGTTAAAAATATACCAATTAATCGAATTAACTTGCCAGCGCTAGAATCCCATGTGCAGGCTTTAGGCTTGCCAACGCCCATTTATTTAACTCGTGGGCAGGCAACTGGCGATTTAGTGGCTCTCAGTAACGAATTAAATCGCCGTGGCGAATTGCAAAATATTGCATACCGTATGGGCGAAACAAACAAAGCATTAATAAAAAATTTATCTGATATTAGAGACCTTGCGGCACCTGATTTGCCAGGTTCTAAATCGTCCGATTTTGGTCAAATTGTTATTGATACCTACAAAGGTATAGACAATGACCGGCGCACCGTTATTGGTAACCTGTATAAAGATTTAGAAAAGGCAGCGGGCGGTAATTTTCCAATTGATTCCCGTACATTTGTAAACAATGCCGATAACCAATTAAGCAAAAAACTCAAAAGCGAGTTTGTGCCACCTACCATCCAAAGGCAGTTACAGGCTTATCGTGATGGCGGTAGGATGGATTTTGAGCAGTTTGAGGCTTTGCGTACTAATCTGGCCACCGAAATAAGAAAAGCCGAGCGGGCCGGTGATGGCAACGCGTCTATGGCTCTTTCTATCATCAGAGATTCTCTAGAAGATTTACCATTAACTGGTGAGGCGGCAGCATTAAAACCATTGGCAGATGCAGCAAGAACGGCAGCTAGAGAGCGTTTTGAAGCGCTTAAACGCGATCCAGCCTATAAAGCAGCCGTAGACGATAAGGTTGCCCCAGAGAATTTTGTTGAGACTTTTGTACTAAGCAAGGGCAAGGGAACTGAAAAGAATGTGCAAACCATGATGGAAGCCCTTGGCAAAGGGACCGATGGCCAACACGCAGTTGCAGCCAATATTATTGAGTATTTAAGAAACAAATCGGTAGACCAGCAGGGCAATTTCTCGCAAGCCGCTTATAACAAAGCGCTTCAAGAGTTAGACCCAAAATTACAAAACATTTTTGATGGCGCATCGGCTCAAACTCTCAGAGATTTGGGCGAGGTAGCCCGCAAGGTTATGGCCCAGCCAAAAGGCACTTTTGCCAACAATAGCAATACATTGGTTGCTGGATTGGCACAAAGGGTTGGCGGTGTAATTAGCAAGGGCGCAGAGCAAACATTAAATTTGGCGGTGCCTGGCGCATCCATTGGAACGGCTGCGGCACAGGTTCGCGCCCGCCGTGCGGGACGGCAATTTGAAGAACAATCTTTAGAACCATTGGCCGGCGTTAAAGGTAAGTCAAACCTAATTAGAGACATTCTAAGTAAAAAGGAATAAATCATGGCAGCAGTTAATCTTTCACCAATCGGCAATGGCTTTCAGTTCTTTAGTAATGATGGGCTGCCATTAAACGCCGGCAAACTTTATACCTATCAAGCTGGGTCTACTACCCCGCTTACAACTTATACAGACTCCAGCGGTCTAATTGCCAATACCAACCCCATTATCTTGGGAACGGATGGTCGGCCACCGTCAACAATTTGGCTACTAGACGGGTTTTTCTATAAATTTGTATTGGCTAATTCAAGCAATGTCACCATCCAAACCTATGACAATTTGTATGGAATTGTGAGCGCAACCCCACCAGCCGCTACCCCAATCCCTGCGGGCGGTATTTTATTGTGGTCTGGCTCGATTGGATCAATCCCTGCTGGCTATGTTTTATGTAACGGCTCAAATGGTACGCCAGACCTTAGAGACCGTTTTATCGTAGGCGCTGGGTCTACTTATGCGGTCAATGCTACAGGCGGTTCAGCGGATGCTATCGTGGTTACCCATAACCATACGGCAACTTCTACGGTAACAGACCCTGGGCATACTCACAATGGAAATTTTGGTTCTAACGGAGGTCCAAGTGGTTCTGGCCCACAAATTTATGGTTTTAATGGAAGCACAACAACAACGGCAGGAACTCCGATTACAACTGTCACTACTGGCATTACTGTAGCTACAACGACTGCTAATGCTGGTACAAGCGGAACTAACGCAAACTTGCCTCCTTATTACGCTCTTTGCTACATAATGAAAACCTAATATGGAATGGCAAACGATTATCAATATTGGCCTTGGATGCGTTATTGCATCTATTGGCTGGTTTGCTAGGGAACTTTGGGATTCTGTTAAAGAATTGCGCAGAGACATCCACCAAATCGAAAAAGACTTACGGGAACTCTATGTGCGCCGTGATGACCTAAAAGAAGTACGGGTTGAGATGGCAGCACGGTTTGACAAGCTGGAAAGTATCATGGCATCGTTTTTTGACCGATTAAACGACAAAGCGGATAAGTAATGGATGTGCCATACAATAACGGGAAAATTAAGATAGGTTCGCAATATGACCGAAACCCGTTAAGGCCAAAGTACATTGAAAGTGACGAGGATATGCTGGAGTTGCAGAGTTACCTAATTCACGACCCACGCATTCTAAATCAGCAGTATTGGGCTAAGAGGATTTATATAGTAATCCTATTATTTATATTAACCGTCATGCTCATGGCTCATTAAATGTTATTAACCATACTTAATATGTTTGCTTTATTTATTGCAATTTTTGCGGTCATTATTTTTACGGTCTTATTTGCTTTCTTCCTATTTATTATGTTTGCCTGCGTCTGTATTGGCTGGAGAGAAATCAACTCAACGCCGATAGCGGATATATGGCAAAGAATCAAAAAATGATGACATATGGCAGACGAACTGGGGCTATCCGCTGGTGCCAAGGGTATCAGCGAGGGCATGAAAACCGGTAGAGAAGCCGGTAGAGAAATTGGTAAGAATATTGAGGAAGTACAGAAAGAAGCAGTAGATGTTGCAAAGCAGCAAGCAAACGCAAGAATACGGGAACGCAGGGAAGCGGAGTTAAGGAAAGAGCGGGCAATATTTAAAGCCCTTGAGGAGTACAAACACCGCAAAAAGATTTCCGATGAGGAGTACCAGCTGCGCATAGATTTTATTAAGAAGTACGGCACCAAAGAATGGCAGAAGTTAATAGACATTAAGGCCGAGATTGAAAAGCTAGAAAAAGAGGATAAGAAGTATTTTGATGCTGAGTTGGCAAAGGTTAAATGGGTGCAGTTCTGGTGTTTTTTAGTGGCAGCTTGGATTGCTTATTACATGGTATGGGGGTCTAAAAAATGAATATGCAAGATGTACTAAAGGCGGTAATACCAATTTTGGTAGCCTGCATTGCCTGGTTATTGGGTCAAGTATCCTCATTCCAAACCCGCTTGACCCAGATTGAGGGCAAAATGCCAGCCCTAATTACCAACGAAGGCGTACCAACAGATAGCCCAATATCAGCAGAACGCAGGGCTAAGATGCGAGAAGAACTGTATAAGGAACTCCATGACCTCCATGTGCGGGTCAAACTGCTAGAAGAAAGGTCTAAAAAATGAATCGATATGACCTACTCGTAGCTACTTGGATGGCAGCAATTTTGTTTATTTGTATAGGGATTAATTCATGGATACGCTATTAGGAATACTTAAAGGGGTCGCGCCCGTATTAGCAACTGCGGTTGCTGGCCCAGCCGGTGGCGCTGCCGTAGGTTGGATTGCAAGCAAACTAGGGATTGATGACGCTACCGTTGAAGGGGTCACCCAAGCGCTTACGGGCAATCCTGAAATGACCTTAAAACTGAAAGAACTGGACTTGGAATATGCCAAGTTGGAAGTCCAAGACCGAGATTCTGCCCGCCAGGCCTATGCCGCGGTAGCCACATCTGAACACGCAACTAAGCTAGATAAGCTGGTCGTACCCGTCTTAGCCCTTGGTGTCGTAGGATTGGCGTTTTTCTTAATTGGGATATTGATGTTTGTTGATACCCCAGACAACCAGCAACAACTGGTTATTTTTGCTCTTGGGTTTATAACCTCGGCTGCAGGCCAAGTCTTATCGTTTTACTTTGGCTCAAGCCAAGGCAGCAAGAACAAGACCGAAGAAATGAAAGGAATGCTTAAAAAATGATTACCCCACTTAGCCTACACTTTACCCTTGAAGAATTAACCATTACCGACCACCGGCAGTTTGATAACACGCCAAATCCCGATGAATTAGCCAACTTAAACCGTCTGGCTAAGTTCTTAGAGCAGGTCAAAACCGTCTTAGGCGGTAAGCCCGTAATGATTAATTCGGCGTTTCGCTGCAAGCAGGTCAATGACGCGGTTGGGTCAAAAGACACCAGCCAGCACCGAGTTGGTTGCGCTGCTGACATCCGCATCCCAGGCATGACCCCCGATGAGGTGGTTAAAACCATTATGGCTGCGGGACTTGGTTACGACCAGATTATCAGAGAGTTTGACCGCTGGACCCATATCTCAATCCCTAATAACCCAGAAGATAAACCTAGGCAACAGGCATTAATTATTGATCGCAGCGGTACTCGTCCATACGCGTGATACACTAAATATTGATTTCGTTTGTTTCCTTTAAACCCTCTTGCCCTGCCTCTTTGGTGGGGCTCTTTTTTTCGTAGGTCATGGCATCTGTAAACCCCTCACGATACGCATTGTGAACGGCCTCCATATGCCACAAACCTAACAAAACTGCCCCAACAATTAATAGAGCGGGGCGCAAGTGACATCCACCACAATATCGCGGGTCATACCGCCAACCTTGCGCTTACCGTAAATGACAACGGCTCTGGTTTTGGCAACCTGGCAATCCTGAATGGCCGTAACTACCTCAAGACGGCTCATAGAATGAACCTTGTCATCAACTATCAACTCCTGCTCTGGCATAGCGTTTTTGTCGGGCAAGATGCCACATCCGCTTAAAAACAGTAAACAAACACCGGCTATGATCATTTTCATAACTCCCTCCTAGAATGGGTTGTCATCGTTGATGTCACCCGCATATGCCCGTGAGGGGTATTTTTGAGCGATTGGAGGCGTTTGTGGCTGCGAGTCGGGTTTAGACCCAGCAAACTCTAATTCGCCTACCCTAGCCCTTAAAGTCACGCCCTCGGTGCCATCTTTGCGCTTATAGGTTTCTACATGGGGTTCGGTCATGCTGACAAACAAAAGCTGGCCTTTGGTGAGGTAGGGTTTTAACTTTTCGCATCGCTCACCCCACATAGTCCCGTTGATCCATTGGGTCGGCTGCTTACCGTCAACCTTACGGCCGTAGGAAAACGCCAAGGACAAATCCATAATGGCCTTGCCATCTGGCGTATAGCGAACTTCTACATCATTGCCCAAGCGGGCTAATCCGATCATTAACATTAAAAACTCCCTTTATCAAAATAATTCGATTCGTCATTAAAAAACTCAAATAGTGCATCGCACTCGGCTAAGAACTTCTCGGCAGCTGCCTCAACCTCTGCCAACTCCTCTGGGGTCGGGACATATTTCTTGATAAATAGGTCTTTTCCCTCGCCCATACGCGGGTCGTAAGATACAAACCAAATATCCTTACCGGTGCAAGCTGACTGCAAAAGCATCTGCGGTTTGTACTCCGGTGGGATAGCCTGATTAGCCACATATTTCATGTGTGTTTTAGTCTTGGGGCATTTGACCTCAATTAAGCATCCATCGGACACGAAACCGTCAGGACTCACACCGCAATGGTCAATGCTTGGATGGTCAATAAAACCGACATCTTTAACCATTAAACCGGTAAGGGTCTCAAAGGCCTCCTTGGCGGCGGCTTCCTGCTCCACGCCCCATTGCATATCCGAGGTCATGTACTTGTCGGCAAAGGTGTTGGTAATGCGCTCGGCCACCACCTCATAACGCAGGTTCTCCCGCTCACTAGATTCTTTGCCAGACTTTAGAAAATTCATGGCCGCAGCCATTCTGGAACCGGTCAACTTACCGAGTCGGTCGTTCCACCATGTCCCGTCTTGCTGGAATGGATTTGGTTCACGCATTTTGATCCCCTTTTAGTTTGGTGTGATGTTTAGCTGCAAAGTCCCGCACCATTTCGCGCTCATCTCCTGCTAATGTTTTCCATGTAGCAGTTAACTGGTCGGTTGATGTTGCTGCGGTAATTAAGGCCTCAATCTCTGCCTTGGTACGCGTAGATTTGGGTTTGCTTGGGCGCGATGCGTGATTGCCGTCATCGTCCTCTGGAGCGATGCCACAGGCTGCTTGCAAACTGTATCTCCGAGCATAGGTCATGGCCGAACCGTACCCTTGGGCATCTTGTTTAGTAGCTGGCACATGGAGTTTGCCACCCGAAATCATTTCACCAGACTCATGGATAAAAATAGTCTCAATGATGATTCCATCCGCACATTCATGGGAATGTTGAACTAAGGCAATACCGTTGTCGTTTAGGGCATCAATCACGGCCTCAACGCAAGCTGCCAAGTCGGCATACCTTGATTTGAAGTGTGGATTGGTGGACGATTTGAGCGCAGGTCCAAAAGCCTTTTGTGCCTTGACTAACGCGGTTGCTATTTTTTGCATATTCCCTCCGATTAAATAAATGCTAAAAGTAAAATAAATACAACTAAACCTACGGCAGCAAAGGCCTCCACCCAAGGAGACTCTTTTTTAGTAAACACATTGCGTTGCCATTTGTTGGCCTCAAAGTTAGTTTTTCTCATCATGCCCTGCCTTTGCGAATGCCTGACATCAAGTGATAAACGGCGTAACGCACACCGCTGGGCTCTTTTACCATTTCGGTAACAATGTTCCACCCCTTGCCCTTTAGAGTAAAAATAATGTCAGCCAGGCGTGTTGCGTGGTAGCGCTCAATTGCCTCCCAGCTAGTTATCTTTCTTTTTTTAATTAAATGCTGCGCTACTTGGTTAATTTTGGTGTCTTTCATAATTCCTCCACGGTTATTTTGTAATGACGGCCATTGCAATCCACAACAAACAAATGCTTTTTGGTGCTAAGAAATTGACCCTCTGGGCCTAAGTCCCAATGAATGCGACCCGTTCCATAAACAATGTCTAATGGGTCTGGTGCGTTTAAGGATCTTTTGATTATGTGAGCGATGTAGTCGCAATATGCTGGCTGCGCCTGCTGCTCTTGATGTTGCAACTGCTGGTGGTAATGTAAGTCTTGTAAATCGTCCATTTCTTCTCTCCGAGTAATGGGGCCGAAGCCCCGTTGATTAAATTTTTACAACAGACTGAATAGACCAATGAAGCGCAGAAGCGCGTAGCTTTGCATCATCAATGGATTTGTGAATCTCAACATTGATAAAACCTTTGTTGAGAACTTTAGAGAAAGAGTAAAAAGTAATTTGAAACATAGTAAAGCTCCTTTAAAAGTCCGGTCTGAGCGTTGACCGTGTATGAATAGTAAACTGTTTATTTACTGTTTGCAACCGATTTATGCGTTTTTTTATTAAAATTAGGGAAAATACCTATAAAACTAGGGTAAACCACTAGAAAAATGCACAATAAATGACAATAAGTCTGCACAAAAATAACAATAAATGCCCAATAAATGCTTAATAACTGCGTAATAAATGCTTATTACCTATTAACCACGGTTGAACTAGGGTTGAACCATGGTTAAAAAACCAGACTTTTTTAAATAAAACCATGGTAATATTAAGGGGTCAGCAAGGTGGCACTTGTTGGAATCTCATTATGATCAGCAACCCCGAATTTTTCGGTGGTGCGATAAATGCTTGGAATTGGTCATTTTGATCTAATGAGGACTTATTCCAAGGATGCCCTGCCAGGCCGCACCACCCAAGGATTTGGGGTTTTTTGTTGCCTGCTGACCGTACTCCGAGCGTTATTAAGAGCCTAAATCGGCTGCGCGGAACAGTAGATACGGTATCGGCTCACCACCAGATTACCGGAGCAGCCTGTCAACGAGGGACTGCGGAACTAGCTTAAGACATGGGTGATAGACAACTTAGGCTAGGATGAATCGTTGCCTTATGGGGCGCATAGGCTAGATTGTTTTACTAATCTTTGCTGGTGCTAAAGTGATCATGGCTATCACCCTTGGGTAATCTATGGCAGAAACAAATAGAAACTAAAAACTGCCTTGCAAACTATTTCTTAATCATTTATTCTCTGCAACAAGGAGAACAAATATGACCCTCGATGACCTAGAAGAAGTGGCACTTAAATGCGGAATGGTAAGAACCAAAAAAAATTGGTCGGCCACCGAATCACAACTGGAATGCTTTGCAAACAATTTACTTGAGGAATTTAGAGGTATTGCCAGGGATCAGCTAGTTCAATCCATTAAACGAGCAGCCGATTATGAGCGCGAACAATGCGCCAAGGTCGCTGAAATGGCATGGTTTAAGGGTATAGAGCAAGAGGACATTGCCAACGCTATACGAGAAAGGGCAGACGAATGATTGCCTATTCTGCGCAAACCCCGTCATTAATGGACTTTTCTTGGTTTATTTTGGTTGTTGCTATTTTGGCTTGTTTGGCTATTTGGTTGAGGGATAAATGACAGACTTTGAAGAATTTTGGAAAACCTATCCACGCCGTGTGGCAAAAGGTGATGCCCGTAAGGCATGGAAACAAACCGAGGGCATTCGCCCGCCGTTGCAAGAACTGTTGGAATCTATTCGGCAACAAATCCGCTCAGACCAATGGCGCAAGAATGATGGCCAGTTCATCTGCTACCCCGCCTCGTGGTTGCGCCAGGAGCGCTGGTCCGATGAGTTAAAAGTGACCTTGCCTGGGGTGGTTGACGGTAAGGAATGGCATGAAACATGGCCAGGCATTGTGGCCAAGGGTAAAGAACTGGGCATTCTGGAGTCGCAGTTTGACCAACCATATTTATTTAAAGCTGCGGTATTACGCGGATCGGTAAAGGCGGCATGAATGAGTTGGCTCTTTTCGCAGGCGCTGGTGGAGGAATACTTGGGGGACATTTGCTCGGATGGAGAACCGTCTGCGCAGTTGAATGGGAACCATACCCAGCAAGCGTATTGTGCGCCCGACAAAATGACGGACTTCTCCCGCCTTTCCCGATTTGGGATGATGTTCAAACCTTTGACGGAAAGCCGTGGCGAGGAATTGTTGATGTCGTTTCGGGCGGCTTTCCCTGTCAAGACATATCCGTTGC